GGCTTCAGCGTCTCTCTCCGCTGCATGACCATGCAGGGCCTGTGCATGGACCGCTGGCCTCGGGGCGCTGGCCTGTGGATACAATCGCCGCAGGATGATCACCCTGGCCTTGACCAAGTGGCTCGGCGAGCGCCGAAAGGCGGCCGATTGGTGCGCAGAACTGGAGACTTTCGCCGCGTTGGCCACGGTTCTGGCCGCACGCATGGACGATGGCGACGTGACCGGGCCGCTGGCGAAGGAGTTCCGGGCCACGCTGGAGCGTTTGACCCCGGAGGAGGTGGCCGATGACATCTTCGAGCGCATCACCGCCGAGCTGTCCGCCGCGGTTCACGACTCGGAGGACTGAGCGGCCGACGCTGGGTGCGGCGGTGGCGCGCATCGCCGATCTGCTCGGCACGCCGCTCATGCCTTGGCAGCGGCATGTCGTGGACGTGGCGCTCGAGGTCGACCCGGCCACGAACCGCTTCGTCTACCGAGACGTGGTCGTGACGGTGCCTCGCCAGGCCGGGAAGACGACGCTGCTGCTGGCGATCATGGTGTGGCGTGCGCTGCACGAGCCCGGTTGCCGGATCGTCTACACGGCGCAGGATGGTCAGGCGGCGCGCAAGAAGTGGCGCGACGACCAGGTGCCGGCGTTGAACCAGTCGCCGCTGGTCTCGGCCTTCGACGTGCGCTACTCGAACGGTGACGAGTCGATCCGCTGGCACAACGGTTCGCTGCACGAGGTGCTGTCGCCGACCGATCGTGCGGGCCACGGTCGCCAGATCGACCTGGCCGTGGTCGACGAGGCGTTCGAGTTCCAGGACTTCCGGCTGGACCAGGGCTTCAGTCCGGCGATGATCACGAGGACGAACCCGCAGATGTGGATCATCTCCACCGCCGGCCATGCGGACTCGACGTACCTGAAGGCCAAGGTGGATCGCGGCCGGGATGCGGTGCGCGACGACCTGACCTCGGGGCTGGCGTACTTCGAGTGGTCGGCCGACCCGGAGGCTGCGCCTGATGATCCGGCGACGTGGCGGTCGTGCATCCCGAGTCTCGGCCACACGGTCTCCGAGGAGTCGATCGCCGCCGAGCAGTTGTCCAAGGAGCCGGCCGAGTTCGAGCGTGCCTATCTGAACCGCTGGACCTCGCAGGTCATGGCGTCGAAGATCCCGCACCGCAGCTGGGAGGCGTGCGTGGTCGACCGCTCACCGGGCACCGACGACGCAGTGTTCGCACTCGACGTGTCGCCGGACCGGTCGGTGTCCTCGATCGCCGTGTCCGACGGTGCGATCTTCGAGCTCGCCGACCGGCGTGCTGGGACCGAGTGGGTCGTGTCCCGGTGCATGCAGCTGTGGGACCAGTACCGGCCGGTGGCGTTCGTCGTCGATGCGGTCGGTCCGGCCTCGACGCTCGTGCCGGACCTCGAGGCCGCCGGCATCCGGGTGGAGGTGACCTCGCACCGGCAGATGGCTGCGGCCTGCGGTCGGTTGTACGACGCCATCGTGAACCGCCAGGTGCAGCACACCGACCAGCCGGACATGAACGCTGCGGTGGCCGCTGCAGCGACCCGCAAGCTGGGCGATGCGTGGGCCTGGTCGAGGTCGGCTTCGTCAGTCGACATCTCGCCGCTGGTCGCAGCGACCTTGGCACTCTGGGGCGCTACTACGCTGGAGCGTGAGGCCGAAGCGGTCTCGCCGCCTGTGTTCGCCTACTGACCGAGGACCGATGGACTGGATCGCCACTGTGCTCGAGCTGGTCGGCATCATCGCCGTCTGCGTCGCAGCGTGGCTCATCTCGCCGGTGCTCGGTCTGGCGGTCACCGGCGTGGCGCTGTTCGTCGTCGGCTGGTTCATGGAGCGTGACTGATGGGCCTGTTCAGGCGTGGTGCATCCGAGGAGCGTGCGATCACCGCTGAGGATGTGATCGACCTCGTGAACGATCGGCGGCGCTACGGCAACGTCCCGCAGGCGGTCACGACCGATTCGGCGATGCGCCTGTCGGCGGTCTGGGCGTGCGTGCGTCTGCTCGCCGGGTTGGGCAGCACCCTGCCGCTCGACCAGCAGCGGACGCGTGGCGGCGTGACGGTGGAGGTGCCTCGCTCGGCGCTGTTCGATCAGCCGCAGCCCGACACGTCGCTGTCGACGTGGCTGTATCAGGCGTGGTCGTCGCTGCTCACCGCCGGCAACGTGTACGGCCTGGTGACTGCGGTCGGCGGCAACGGCTACCCGACCTCGGTGGAGCTGATCGACCCCGGCCTGGTGCAGTGGCGACCGGAGGAGGACCGAGGCTGGTGCGCAGTCGTCGACAACGTCGAGCTGGACCGGTGGCCGAACGGTCCGCTGTGGCACGTCCCGATCTTCACGATGCCCGGTCAGCCGTTCGGCCTGTCGCCGATCAAGCACGCCAAGCAGACGATCAGCGCAGGTCTCAGCGCCGAGCGCTTCGGGTCTGACTTCTTCCACGGCGGCGGCACGCCCAATGCGATCCTGTACTCGGACACCGAGCTGACCGCCGACCAGGCGCAGGGCATCAAGGGTGCGTTCGTGCGGTCGACCGCCGGCAACCGGGAACCGATGGTCGTCGGTGCCGGTCTGCGCTACGAGCGGGTCAGCGTGTCGCCCGACGAGGCGCAGTTCCTCGATGCGCAGCGGTTCACGGTCGAGCAGATCGCACGCATCTACGGCATCGCACCCGAGATGATCGGCGGTGCGACCTCGGGTTCGTCGGTGACCTATGCGAATCGTGAGCAGCGGAGCCAGGACTTCCTGACGTTCGGTCTCATGCCGTACCTGGTGGCGCTCGAGGACGGCCTGTCTGCGCTGATCCCGAAGCCGCAGCGGGTTCGCTTCAACGTCGACAGCGTCCTGCGCTCGGACCTGAAGACCCGCTACGAGTCGCACGCCATCGCCATCACGAATGGCTTCCTGACTGTCGACGAGGTGCGCGAGATCGAGGACCGGCCGCCGCTGCCGGAGACGGTCGACGACTCACCCGAGGACGACGTGGACGACGACGAGGCGGTGACCTGATGCCGTGGGAGATCGTGCAGGACGATCCTGCGTGTCCGGCATCTCGGCCGTTCGGTGTGCACAAGGTCGACGACGGCGAGCTCGAGGGCTGTCACGCCAGCTACGCCGACGCCGACGATCAGATGTCGGCGCTGTACATGGCCGAGTCCGAGGACGACGAGCGCGCCGCCGACGACACCTACGAGCCGCCGCAGGGTGTGCAGGATGCGGCGCAGCGTGCACTCGAGTGGATCGCCGAGGGTCTCGCCGGCGATGGGTTCACCGATGTGGGTCGTGCTCGTGCGTCGCAGCTGGCGAACGGCGAGCCGGTGAGCCGGGAGACGATCGGCCGCATGGCGAACTACTTCGGTCGCCACGCCAGCGACCGGGACGCCGAGGGGTTCAACAGCGGCGAGGACGGCTACCCGACTCCGGGCCGGGTGGCGTGGGACGCCTGGGGCGGTGATCCCGGCCGGACGTGGTCCACGGGGATCATCGACGCCGAGGAGGCATCTAGCATGGATCGTGGGGAGCACGACATGGACGCATACCACCGCACCGATGACGGCGTGACCGTGCCGGACCGTGAGGTTCGTCGGGTCGAGCGCCTGGAGCTGCGCCAGTCCGAGGACGGCCTGCCGGTGCTCGAGGGCTACGCCACGGTGTACGACTACCGCTACGACATCGGCGGCGGTCCCGACATGGGCGGGTTCACCGAGGTGATCGCTCGTGGCGCTGCGACCAAGTCTGCGCAGGAGGCCGACGTGCGCCTGCTGGCGAACCACACCGGCCTGCCGCTGGCACGCAGCAAGTCCGGCACGCTGGAGCTGTCCTCCGACGACATCGGCCTGAAGGTTCGGGCGACGCTCGATCCGAGCAACCCGGCGGCGCAGGAGGTGCGCTCGGCGATGGAGCGCGGCGACGTGGACCAGATGAGCTTCGCCTTCCGGGTCGTGCGTGACCAGTGGAACGCCGACTACTCGGAGCGCACCATCTCCGAGGTGAAGCTGTTCGACGTGAGCGTGGTGACCTACCCGGCGAACCCGGCCACGGTCGTGAAGCTGCGAGGCGACGACCAGCCGGCCGAGGACGCCGCCGAGGACGAACCCAAGGCGTCGGGCCGCAGCGTGGCGCAGGCTCGCCGCCAGGCGAGTGTCGATGCGTCCAAGCGACGCAGGTAGGCTGTACGCAAGGACTGCGCCGACGATCGGCCGCAGGACCCGCCGGAGCCAACGAAGGCCACCACGGGACCTGCACCGAGAGGTCACCCGGTTCGTCCCGATCCGATCTTCAACCCTGTGAGGTTCACCATGCTGGAGCAGATCCGCTCCCTGATCGCCAAGGCGCTCGACGACCGTGACGCCGCGGCCGAGGCCGTCGAGGCCATCCTGACCATCGCCGAGACCGAGGGCCGCTCCGAGCTGTCCGACGACGAGGCCACGAAGTTCGACGCCGCACGCGCCGAGCTCCGCACCATCGACGAGCGCATCGACGAGCTGACCGCTCGCGAGGCCGAGCTGGTCGAGCTCGAGGAGCGCAAGGCCAAGGCCGACGAGGCCCGCAAGGCCATCGGCGTGCCGACCGTCCGGGTCGGGCGCGAGGAGCCGACCTACCGGGCCGGTGGCGAGCACTCGTTCCTGCAGGACGCCTTCCGGGCGCAGTTCACGAACGACTCGGCTGCGGCCGAGCGGGTCGAGCGTGCCCGGCGCGAGGCCCTCGCCGAGTACCGGTCCACCACCGGCAACTACGGCGCACTCGTCGTCCCGCAGTACCTGACCGAGCTGTACGCCGCCAACCTCGAGTCGGGTCGGCCGTTCCTCTCGAACGTGACCTCGCTGCCCCTGCCGGACGCCGGCATGAGCATCGAGATCCCGCGAGGCACGACCTCCTCGACGGTGGCCGCCCAGGAGACGCAGAACACCGGCGTGTCCAACACGACGATCGTGACCGACACCCTGAGCGTTCCCGTGCGTACTTTCGCCGGGCAACAGGTCGTGTCGCGCCAGGCGGTCGAGCGTGGCACCGGCATCGCCGACATCATCCTCGCCGACCTGTTCGCCGAGTACGCCACGAAGACCAACGTGTCGGCGATCTCTGGCGACGGGACCGGTGGCGGCCACTACGGCATCCTGAACACCACGTCGGTCCAGACCGCTGCGTGGACCGGGACCACCGGTGCGTCGCTCGTCTCGGCGATCCACAACGCCGTCGGCAAGGTCAACGCGAGCCGGTTCGCCGCTGCGAACCTCATCGTGATGCACCCCCGCCGGTGGGCGTGGCTCTGCGCCTCCTCCGACACGTCGCAGCGGCCGCTGGTCCAGATCGACGGTCCCGGCTTCAACGCCGTGGGCAACGGTGCGGCGGCGGGCTACGGCGTCGTCGGCTCGATGGTCGGCATCCCGGTCGTCACCGACGCCGGCATCCCGACCAACCTCGGTGCGTCCACCGACGAGGACCGGATCATCGTCACCCGGCGTGAGGACGTGCTCCACATGGAGGACGCCTCGGCTCCGGTCGGTCTCACCTTCGAGGAGGTCCTCGGGGACCAGCTGTCGGTCCGCATGGTCACCTACGGCTTCTCGGCCTTCACCGCCGGTCGCTACCCGGTGGCGACCTGCAACCTCCAGGGCACGGGCTTCAAGCAGGTCCTCAGCTGATCAGCTAGCCTCAGCGCACTGCCACGGCGTCAGGCCGGGTTGCCTTCGGGTGACCCGGCCTTCGTCGTTGTCCTGCTAACCTGCGCGGCATCACAGGAGGGCACATGGACGACCATCCAGGCAAGGCGCTGCTCGCATTCCCGAGCACCGGTCATGACATCTCCACCCGATTCCTGCGCAGCTACGTCGAGCTGGACGTGTTCGACCGGGAGCGTGCGGTGCAGGTGTGGGAGGCGCTTGGCGCACCCGAATCGCCCACCCCGGTCGACCTGCGTCTGCTGCACAACTACGTGGCGATCGAGGCGTCCGGCAACTTGGCCAAGGCGCGAAACCGACTCGTGGTCGAGTTCCTCGACAACCACCCGGAGTGCGAGTGGCTGTGGTTCTGCGACACCGACATGGTCTTCCAGCCGGACACGCTGCACCGAATGATCGCTCGAGCACGTGAGTGCGACGTGAAGATCCTCGGGGCGCTCTGCGTGATCGTCACCGCCGAGGGTGCGGTTCCAACCATGTTCATCCCGGACGACGATGCGATCACTCACGTGATGCTTGACTACGAGGACAACCAGGTCGTGGAGCTGGCCGCCACCGGCACCGGCTGCCTGCTGGTACACCGTGACGTGCTCGAGGACATGCGCATGAAGTCGGCCGGGTCGATCCATGCGTGGTTCGGCTACGACCAGTTCACGACCGACGCCGGCGAGTGGGAGTTGGGTGAGGACGTGTCCTTCTGCCTGCGGGCCCGTGAGGCCGGGTGGAAGGTCTACGTGGACACGACCATGCACGTCGGTCATCACAAGGGCCCGAAGGTGTGGTGGCCCGAGGACGTGCGGACCAACCCGGTCCCGCAGGACTACTTCATGGGCGACGGCAGCGCACGTCGGGACATCGCCGAGTGATGCAGTTCCGACCCGGTCCCGACGCCGCTCGCTACCTGCTGGCCGGTGATGGCAAGCCGGTGGCATTCCCGTTCAACGTGCGGTGGCTCCTGCCATCTGTATGCGGGTCCGACGTTACGGCATGGTGGGTGGTGTGGGGACTCTCCTGGCCAGTGCTCGGCGTCTCGGTCGCTCTGTGGGCGCGTGGCATGGACGCCTCGTGGCCGGTGTCAGTCGCCGCTGCGGTGTTCGTGCTGGCGCTGCCTGGTGTGATGCAGCCGCAGTCGACGTGGCCGGTTGGCGTCGACCTGCCGGCGATGGCGATGTCGGCGGCATCGGCGGCCTGCTTCGTGCATGGCAACTGGCTGCTGGCGTTCGCGTTCGCTGTTTGGGCCGTCGCAATCAAGGAACAGGCTCCGGTGTGGATCGCACTGTGGGTGTGGTCGCCTTGGCCGCTGGTCGTCCTGCCGCTGGCGCTGATCGCCTACCTGGTCCGCAGACCGGAGATCGACCCGATCACCGCGACGCCGCTGCTGCGCCGAGTGCACGACCATCCGGTCCGCTCAGCGTTCGAGCATCGTGCGCAGGCCGGTGGTTGGCGCAGCTTCTGGCTCATGGTGGCACCGTGGTCGGTGGGCGTTGCGGCGCTGCTGGAGCCGTCGTGGCAGCTCGTGGCGGCGCTCGCAGTCGGCTACGCAGCGCTGCTCGTGGCGACCGACACGGTGCGGGTCTACCAGCCGCCCGCTGCGCCTGTGGTGGCGCTGGCAGCGTGCAGCGTGATCCCTGAGCGCTGGCTGCCGCTGGCGCTGCTGCCGGTCGTGTTCTTCTGGCGTCCTCCGGTGACCGGGTGAGACTGTCCATCGTCATCCCGACCATCGGCCGGGAGACGCTCGAGCGTGCGGTTGCATCCGCTGCAGCGTGTGCGGACGAAGTGATCGTGGTGGCCGACGGCCATCCCGAGGTCAATGCGGACCTGCACGTCGACTTGGGCGCACCGGGCTTGGTCCGCAACGCCGGCGCTACGATTTCCACAGGCGATTGGGTCGGGTTCCTCGACGACGATGACGTGCTGGTCCCGGACGCCTACCGGGCGAACTGGGAGCCGCACCCAGCTGCGGACATGGTCATTCACCCGATGTTCCACCCGGAGCTCGGTCCGCTGCCACGGCCGGGCAGCGATCCGATCCGGCACGGCAACGTGGGGATCAGCTTCACGGTGAAGCGTAAGATGTTCTTAGAGCAGCCGATGTTGCCGGGTCCACCGCACTGCGCCTCGATCGAGGACTACGAGTACGTGCGGCGGTTCGTCGACCTCGGCAGGATCGTGGTGATGGCGCAGACCATCGCCTACATCGTGAGACCGGAGATGCACCGATGGCCGTCGTGAACGGGTACCTGACCACGAGCGAGGCGCAGTCCTACATCGGCATGTCCGCTGGCACCGACACCGCCGAGCTCGACGACGTGATCACGTCGGTCTCCCGCATGATCGACCGCTTCTGCGGGCGGCACTTCTTCCAGGCGACCGCCACGCAGAAGTTCTTCGACTGCGAGCCGGACCAGGAGACGCTGACCTTCGGTCCCTACGGCGACCTCGTCACCGCCACGGAGGTGGCCTACGACGACAACGACGACGGGACCTTCGAGTCGACGCTGTCGGCCGGTGCATACCAGCTGACCCCGCAGGGTGCCACGACCCGAGGTCCGGTCTCTGAGCCGTTCACCGGCCTGCGGGTCCTGTCCGGGATCAGCCTGCCGCTCGCACCTGCAGCGTCCGGCAGGACCGGCCTGGTGCGTGTCACCGGGACCTGGGGCTGGCCGGCGGTCCCGACCGAGGTCAAGCAGGCTGCGCGCATCCTCGTGGCCGAGGTCTACAAGCTGTCCGATGCGCCTCTGGGTGTGGTCGCCGGATTCAGCGAGTTCGGAGTGGTGCGGGTTTCACGCCAGATGCCTGCACGTGCGATCCAGCTCCTGCAGCCGTATCGCCATCCCGCCAACATCGGGTTCGCCTGATGGCCGCCACGCTCGGCGAGTTGCGTGCGGCGCTAACCTCGGTCCTCGAGGATGCGCTGCCAGCATGGAACGTCTACCGGCTGCCACCTGACGACGTGCAGCCGCCGTCGATCGTCATCGGCGGGTTCCAGGTCGACACTGCGACGTTCGGCGACACGAGCGGCCGGGTCGGTGCCGACCTGCAGCTGATCGTCTCCCGCCGCCATGTCGACCAGGTCAATGCGCTGGACGACCTGCTGAGTCCGACCAGCGACCAGTCCTTGTGGGTCCTGTTCAATGGCAACCCGACCCTCGGCGAGAAGGTCGGCTACTGCAGCGTGTCCGGTGCCGGTGACTACCGGGAGCTGGTCGTGGCCGATGTCGGCTACTACGCCGCCACGATCACACTGTCGGTGCTGCTGTAGTGGGTACCTCGACCTCCGGGGCGCAGCTGTCACGCAAGCTCGTGGCGTTCGCTGGCGACATCCCGAAGATCAACCGGGAGGCGGTGTCCGACGCTGCGCTGATCTTCAAGGATGGCGTCCTCGGCGAGGCCAAGAAGGTCGTTGGTAGTGACCTGAAGATGTCCAACTTCGGCAAGCGTGGCGTGCGTCTCGGCGCAGGCTTCGATGTGAAGGGTGGCGTCAATGCGGTGGCGCTGCTGAAGGCCCGGCCGATGGGTGCGTGGAAGGTGGTCGAGTATGGCGCAGGGCCGCACCTGATCGGTCTCGGCAAGGCTGGCCGGACCGAGTCGGTCAAGTCGAAGGGGCGTGCGTACCGCAAGGCCAAGGCCAAGTACCTGTACGCACAGGGCTACGGGCATCCGGTCCGGGGACCGATTGCGCACCCTGGGTCGAAGGCGTTCAAGGTGTGGAGCCGGGGCATCACGACACGCCAGCCGAGAGCGGTGCAGCGCATCCGGCTGGCCTACGCCTCCGGCGCATACAGGCGGTTCGGTCCTTCGACATGAGGGCGCTGGTCGTCAATCCGGGCCCGAACTTCAGCGTGGCCGACGTGGCACGTGGCTGGGCACGTGGTCTCGCCGACCTCGGTGTCGAGGTGCGGACCTTCGAGCTGGACAAGCTGCTCGACTACTTCGCCTACGCCTACACCGACCGCAACGGCGAGGTCGTCAAGGCGCACACCGAGGCCGAGGCGATCCAGCTGGCCGCCGGCCAGATCAAGGCGGCCTGCTACGACTGGTGGCCGGACCTCGTGCTGGTCGTGTCGGGATTCTTCATGTACCCGCAGCTGGTCGACATCATGCGCAACCGGCACCGCCACGTGGTCCTGTTGTGCACCGAGTCACCCTACGAGGACGAGGCGCAGCTGCAGAAAGCGGCCTGGTATGACGGCGTGGTCCTGAACGATCCGACCAACCTCGACGCCTTCGCCGAGGTCTGCGAGGGTCCGGCGCTGTACGCACCGCACGCCTACGACCCGGCAGTGCACTACCGAGCGCCTGCCAAGCGCCACGCCGACGTGTCATGGATCGGCACCTGCTACCCGAGCCGGGCGGCCTTCCTCGAGCAGGTCGACTGGTCAGGGCTGGACGTGAGCTTCGGCGGCAACTTCAAGGATGCGCCGGAGTCGCTGCTGCGCTTCGTCGGCCACGAGCCGGAGGAGTGCGTGGACAACGACGTGACCGCCGAGGTCTACCGGGGCAGCCTGGCGAGCTTCAACATCTACCGGGCCGAGACGAACGGCCAGCTGTCCGACAGCGCCGATGGGTGGGCGATGGGGCCACGTGAGGTCGAGATGGCCCGGTGCGGCCTGTGGTTCGCACGCCAGTCCCGGCCGGAGTCCGACGAGGTGTTCCCGATGCTGCCGACGTTCAGCGACCCGCAGGAGCTGGGCGATCAACTCAGGTGGGCCATCGCCAATCCTGAGGCGCGTATGATGGCAGTGGAGCGGGCCTTCGCTGCGGTGGAGGATCGCACGTTTCCCAACAACGCACGAGCGCTACTGCAGGCACTCGGGCTCTAGACCAGGAGGGCCACAGTGGCCGCACCCATCACCGGACGGAACGGCCGGCTGTACGTCGACAGCTCGTCGGCTGCCAACGGCTCGGCTGTGCCGATCGCCAACCTGAACAGCTTCAGCGTCAACCAGACCGCCGACCGCACCGAGGTCACGTCCTTCGGTGACACGACCAAGGCCTACGTGGCCGGTCTCAAGGACGCGCAGGGCGACTTCTCCGGCTTCTGGGATGCCGACGGCACCCTGACGCAGTACGTCGCCGACGGCGTGGCCCGCAAGTTCTACCTCTACCCGCAGGCCGGGTCGGCGCACATCGGCACCTACTGGTTCGGCACGGCGACCTTCGACCTCACCACGACCCTCACGGTCGGCGGTGCGGCCGAGTCGTCCGGCAGCTGGGCGGCGTCCACCAGCGTCGGCTACGTCCAGGCCTGAGCGTAGGTGGCCTCCTTCGCAGTCAACACGCCCAAGGGGCAGGTCCGCTTGATGGACCTTCCCCTCGACTCCTTCGCCACCATCGAGGAGGAGACGGGACAGCGGTGGGTCGACGTGATCGTCGCACCGGCAGCGTCTGCGAAAGGGGCACTCACGGTCTACCGGATCGCCTGCGAGCACGCCGGAGCGACGCCTGAGAAGCTCACCCCGCAGATGCTGGTGGGCGACTCTCCGATCTTCGAGATGGTCGAGGACGATCTGCCGGAGGTGTACGAAGGCGGCGTCCCAAAATCGGAGGACGACCCGGAGACGACTGGGTCGTAGTCATGGCCAAGCGGTTCAACTGGCCGCCGGACGTGACCCGACGCCAGACGCTGCGAGACCTACGACTACTCAACGACAGCGGGACATGACATGGCACTCCTCGAGCGACTCCAGATCCTGGTCGACGGGAACGCTTCGGGTGCCATCAGGGAGTTCCAGAAGGTCGGGGCTGCAGCCGACCGGGAGCTCGGCCGAACCGAGGACAAGCTCCTCAAGATCAGCAACCAGCTGACCTCGTTCGGCACCGGCCTGCTGGCCGGGTCGGCAGTCGCTGCTGTCGGCCTGTCGAAGCTGGCCACGGCCGCCTCCGACTACGGCGAGGCGGTCAACAAGGCCACGGTCATCCTCGGCGGCGAGTCGGTCAAGCAGCTCGAGGACTTCGCTGGCGCTGCGTCCAAGACCGCCGGCATCAGCAAGACCGCTGCACTCGATGCCGCCGCCGGGTTCGGTGCGCTCGGCAAGCAGGCCGGACTGACCGGCGATCCGCTCGCCAAGTTCTCGACCGACCTTGTGCAGTTGGCTGGCGACCTGGCGTCCTTCAACAACACGACGGTCGATGAGTCGCTGCAGGCGCTGAAGTCCGGTCTGCAGGGTGAGACCGAGCCGCTCAAGCGGTTCAACATCTTCCTGAACGACACGGCGCTGAAGGCCGAGTACGCAGCGATCACCGGCGAGAAGCTGACCGGCACGCTCACCAACCAGCAGCGAATCGTGGCGGCGCAGTCGCTGATCTTCAAGCAGGCGTCGGACGCCACGGGCGACTTCGAGCGCACGTCCGATTCGCTCGCCAACCAGCAGCGAACCTTGCAGGCCGACCTCGAGAACCTGAAGACCGAGATCGGCCAGGGTCTGCTGCCTGTGTTCCAGACGGTCGTCGGCGCAGTCGGTGGCGTGGTCGGTGCGTTCGGTCAGCTGTCACCGGCCGCACAGGACACGATCGGCAAGCTGGCTGGGTTCGGTGTCATCGGTGCTGGCGGCTTGGGCGCACTGAGCGTCATTGCAGGTCAGGCGCTCAAGCTGCGAGACGCACTGACTGTGGTCGGTGAGGACGGCACGCGCGGCCTTACTAAGGTCGGTCGTGCTGCGGTCATCACCGGGAAGATTTTCACGGCGCTCGCTGCGTCGGAGGCGATCTTCGCTGGCATCAACGCTGGCACCGATTCGGCGGGCAAGTTCGAGACTGCGCTCAATCGTGTGCGAGTCGCATCGGAGGGCAGCGGCGCAGCGCTGGGTGAGACGTTCGCTGGTGCGGTCAAAGCACAGGACGACGTGCTCGAGTTCCAGAATGTCTGGACCGACTTCGGCGCACGGGTCGTGCTCACTGCCGATGGCACGAAGGGTTCGATCGAGGACGTCCAGCAGACGTTCAATGCGCTGGCACAGTCTGATCCTGACATCGCAAGTGGCGTGCTGGATGATCTGCAGCGTGTGACCGACGGGCTGGATCGCAATAGCGATCAGTACCGAACCAACCAGGAGTTCATCGACAGCAACCGAGAAGCGCTCCAGCTGCAGGGTGAGGCGGCAAAGGTGTCCGGCGGCGAGCTCGACAACCTGGCAGGCCAGTTCGAGAATCTCGACCCGGTCGTCGAGGAGACCACCTTCAAGGTCGAGGGCCTGACGATCAAGACGCAAGAGGCCACCGACGCCTTCAAGGCATACGCAGATGCGCTGCGAGCGAACACGGACCCATTCTTCGCTGTGGTCGATGCGGCAGGTGCGCTCGGTGATGCCGAAGCGAAAGTGGCGGAGACGTTCAAGGCGTTGTTCACCGACGGCGCAACGACGCAGGAGATCATCGACTTCGCCAATGCGCAGCGGGATGCAGTGGGCGCTGGTATCGGCTTGGAATCTGCCATCGCCAACCTGCGATCCGAGGTTGAGCTCGGGAACATCGAGTACGGCACTGCCATTGAGACGCTCGACCTGCTGCAGCAGAAGTACCCGCAGCTGGCTGGACCGATTGGACAGGTCAAGGACGAGTTCTTCTTCGCTGCGCTCGCTGCGCAGGGACTCAAGAATGAAGCGCCGATCGATCTGCCGATCACGTCAAATGTGCAGCCGGTCCTTGACGGCCTGAGCCGCCTGTCCGGTGGCCTGTTCACAATCAAGTCGAACGCCGACCTAGCGGCCGAGTCGGTGGTCAACTTGTTCGGCGGCATCTTCAACTCTCAGAACAAGCCGAAGCAGCAGATGCCCAACCTGCCATTCAACGCCTACATCCCGCCCCAGTTCCGACGTGCGCAAGGCGGTCCGGTCCTGTCGGGACAGTCCTACCTGGTCGGCGAGCAAGGGCCCGAGATGTTCGTGCCGCGCACGTCAGGCACGATCGTGCCCAACGGTGGGACGATGGGCAACGTGCAGCAGACCTTCAACATCACGACCGGCGACCCGATCCTGACTGCGGCCGAGGTCGTGCGTCGCCAGCGTGACGCCGAGTTCCTGGCGGGTGTGTGATGCCGGGCTTCGAGTGGAACACTGCGGCCGGTGGCCTGACAATCGGCGGGATCAGCCTCACGACGACGTGGTGCCG